TCGTAAGTTCCTTAACACGGAAGCAAGTGGCTGTGTATCTACTGTTAGTTGGAGGGTGGCGTTTACTCCGGGACAGCCAGACAGTACACATAAGTGGGCACGTAAGGCAGCGGTAGAGGCTGAGTTCGGTGTAAGTGAGGACGCTTGTTCCCACTACATTACACGTAAGGGTGACCTTAGACCTTTACGTAACCTTAGAGCTGAGCTGGATAAGTTCGAGCAACACTGTAGTGCTGCGTTTGCTGACATGGAGAAAGCTGATGGCAAGGCGGACTAATCCAATGAAGATCCTGTACTTGGATATAGAGACTACGCCCCATAGTGGGTCGTTCTGGAATCTATTCCCCAAGTACATACCTATCAATCAGGTCAGTGATCCCACGTACCTGCTGTGTTGGGCAGCAAAGTGGGAAGGTAGCCGAGAGGTAATGTTCGAGTCAACACGGAACCACGCTCACATGGTACAATCTATGTGGGAATTACTAGACGAAGCTGATGCAGTGTGTCACTACAATGGCAAGTCGTTTGATATGAAGCACCTTAACAGGGAGTTCGCTAAGGTGGGGTTGCCACCACCACGGCACTACAACCAGATAGATCTACTCAGTGTGGTACGTCAGAACTTTAAGCTGGCAAGTAATAAGCTGGACTGGGTAGTGCAGTACTTCGGACTGGGTGCTAAGGTTAAGCACCAAGGCATAGAGCTGTGGTATGGGTGTATGGAGAACAAGGCTAAAGACTGGAAGGTGATGGAGAAGTACAACAGGATGGACGTTGCGTTACTACCTAAGCTATACAAGTTCCTGTTACCTTGGATCAAGAACCACCCTAACGTGGGCTTGTTCAAGGAAGGTCCAAAGCCTACGTGTTGTCAATGTGGGTCAACCAACTTGCTAGCACACGACGACGACTTCCACACCAAGACACTGAAGTATCAAGCATACACATGCAACACCTGTAGTACACAAGTACGCAGTAACAAGTCTACATTACAACCACAAGGACACCTCACGGTGAGAGTGAACTGATGGACGAAGCACAAGTGGTCGAGCGTTTGGAAGATCTGTATGCGTTGCTTGTCGTAAACTATATTGAGTGGGACATAGAGTCTAGCCACCTAGTGGCACTTGAACACGCAGTATCAGCACTGGAGGATATGTAATGGATCTGTACCAAGAGTTCATACACAAAAGCAGGTATGCCCGGTACATACCCGAACTGAAACGTCGGGAAAACTGGGAGGAAACAGTTGATAGATACATGGAGTTCATGGCACAGCATATACAGGACGAGTGTGAGTATGACCTGTCCACTAAGATGTATAATGAACTACGTAATGCTATCGTTAACATGGAGATCATGCCTAGTATGAGGGCGCTGATGACAGCAGGTCCAGCACTAGCAAGGGACAACGTAGCTGGTTACAACTGTGCGTATGTTCCAATAGATGATAGGAAGGTGTTCGATGAAATCATGTACATCCTGCTCTGCGGAACTGGGGTCGGTTTCTCAGTGGAACGACAGTATACATCTAAGCTGCCCACGGTGCCAGAGGAATTCTACCCAGCTTCGGCGACCATATATGTCGCTGACTCTAAGATCGGGTGGGCCTCGGCACTCCGTAAGTTTATTGCAATGCTATATGATGGTCAAGTACCCGAAGTGGACTACTCACGTATCCGAGAAGCAGGTGCTCCCCTTCGTACCTTTGGAGGTAGAGCAAGTGGCCCGGCACCACTGCAAGACCTCATGGAATTCGTATACACTACGTTTGACCGTGCCAAAGGGAGACAGTTGAATGATCTGGAGTGTCACGACATCGTGTGCAAGATTGCCGAGGTCGTTGTGTGTGGTGGGGTTAGGCGTAGTGCTCTTATCAGCCTGTCAAACCTTCAGTCGGAGCGACTACGTGGAGCTAAGCAAGGGACATGGTACTACGCTGACCCGCAAAGGGCGCTGTCGAACAATAGTGTATGCTACACGGAGACCCCTGATACTGGAGTGTTCCTTCGGGAGTGGACTGCACTATACGAGAGCAAGTCAGGGGAGCGTGGTATATTCTCCCGACGAGTTGCTGAACAGGAACTACCAGAGCGTAGGGAAGGTGGACATGAGTGGGGTACTAATCCCTGTTCGGAAATCATCCTTAGACCCCGGCAGTTCTGTAATCTTACGGAGGCCATAGTTCGTGAAGATGACACTATCGATGACATCAAGAGAAAAGTTAAGCTCGCTACGGTGTTGGGTACTTTTCAATCCACCCTTACGTCTTTCAGGTACTTATCTGCAAGATGGAAAGCTAACTGTGAAGCTGAGCGTCTGCTCGGTGTCTCCCTCACAGGCATTCAAGACAACGCCATCCTCGGTGTACGACCTGTGGTGGGCGGAGGCGACAGCGAAAGCACTGAAGCACGAACTAGATACAGCAGCCTATATAGCTGTCTTGAAGAGCTAAGGGACCATGCAATTGAAACTAATGCAAGGTGGGCGAAGTCGCTTAACATTGAACCCTCGGCTGCAATCACGTGCGTCAAACCATCCGGTACCGTATCGCAGCTTACGAATAGCAGTTCGGGTATACATCCACGATACGCTCCGTACTATGTACGAAGAGTCAGGCAGTCGAAGGATGACCCTATCAGTCAAGCGTTGATAGACGCAGGAGTACCACATGAAACTGACGTTACAAACGAAGCGAGTTGGGTATTTGCATTCCCAATACGGTCACCGAATGTATCTAGAAATGTACAAGATGTGGAAGCGATTGACCAACTACAGCACTGGCAAGTATTTAACGAAGCCTACTGTGAGCATAAGCCTTCAGTTAGTATCTACGTTCGAGAGGATGAGTGGGTTGCTGTGGGAGCGTGGGTATACGCCAACTTCGATGCCATATCAGGAGTATCTTTTTTCCCAGTTGATGAGCACTCCTACCGACAAGCTCCTTATCAGTCCATCACCGAGGAGGAGTACAAAGAGTTGGCAAAGGCTCTACCAAAATCAATTGATTGGGACACCATAGAAGAGGACCGAGATGAAACCACCAGTAGTCAGGAGCTTGCTTGTGCAGCAGGTGCGTGTGAACTGTGATGCCCCTCTATGACTTCAGATGTGAGAAGTGTACGTCTACGTTCGAGGAACGTATGCCGTACGAGCAACTTAAATCCCACCCACCGGAGTGCCCGGAGTGTGGTAGTAATTTTACCAAGCAGGTGTGGTTGACAGCACCACGCAGTGACAGAGCAAAAGACCCATACGATTATCTCGATGGTCCAATACCATCACCTAAGAAAGTTAAATCATTTGCAAACGACAGACGTAAAGGCGGAAAGGATACGACATGATGAATAAAGAAATTGAAGCAGTAGATTTTAGAGTACACTTTCAAGATGGCCGTGAGCCTGAGACATACCGTAGTACCGAAGCAGACCAGTTCCTGTGGGTAGTAGGTATGACAGGTGAACTGGCTATTGTTAACACCATTACTAACACCCAGTTCTCAGTGAAAGTATCAGAGAATCGTGTACGTACCATAGCTAACGGAGTATGGGCTGAAGTAGAGGTACTGTGGGACGTAGAAGTAGATGACGGTGAGTGATTGGGAGAAGACAGGAGCGCAGGGTAGAGTAGACCTACATGCCACCTCTGCTCACGACTTCTTACAGCAGATGTACTACATGTGTCAAGTACACAAAGGTACTAACAATGAGATGGGTACAACAGTAGCCTTTACTGGCATGGATGGTGAGCCTCTACTAATGATGCTTGTACCATATGGTGGAGATGAGGAGCAACCATGTTTGAATTGAGAGTTTATACGCTGAAGCGTATATTCTCACTTTATACGCTGCAACGTATATTTAGGAGTGTACAATGAACGGTCGAATGGCAAAGAAGATACGTAAGGTTCTCCAATACGAAAAATCCCCGAACCACATAGTGGAACGGGGAGGTGTCCGAGAGGTGGACGGGGAGCTACGCCAGTTTTTTATTAGGAATCCTGAAGCTAATCGGTATCGTTGGTGGAAGTTTGGGTATCGGGCGGGCAAGCTACCACTTGAGTTAGTAAACCACCTAGCACATCAACAAGAACTTCGTCGGAACACAGTTCAGGATAGCCAGCATAGTGGAGAAGAAAATGAGTGACCTCGTGCCAGTAAGTGTGACGTATGACATCTCGTTTGCAACCGGAGGGAAACAATCGTATAGTATTAGTGGCGAAGTCACTGTCACCGAAGCGGTCGAGATCGCTAGTATCCACAATGACAATGTCTATCGTGTGGCTGAGTATTTTAATAGACCGGGGTATGCCTAGTTCAGCATGGGTCCAGCTTTTCATCGTGGACACTGATTCTGGTTTCGAGTAGTCTAGCGTACTCTTTGAGTGCGTTGTCATTGTGACCGAGTTTGGCGAGGGTACTCGTTGGAATGGATCTTTGTTCATCTATTGTTACCTCTACCAGAACGGGACGCTCCGGTAAACAAAGGGGTGGTTCTGGTGGAGTGGTAACACAACCACTACCAATCGTTAGGCTTGTTAAGATTATGAAGACCTTCAAATTCTTCAGGCTTATCATCTTTCTTCTCCAATTCTTTCGCAAGAGCAGCCGACCGGCTACGGAATTCTCCTTTTACCTCTTGCTCTCTCTTCTTTATAATCTTATCCTGTATTACCCGTGCTTCTAGCGTGTCTGCTTTACGCTTAAGCTTCTCGTTACTGTTCTTCAAATACTGTAGACGCACGAAGAAAGCTAGGGCTGCCATAATAGCAGCCCCTGCTGTGTACAATTTGGATTTCAATCCTAGTATCACTTTGATATACCCGTGTTGGTGATAGCCCGTAAGGCTACGTTCACAAGACCTACTCCAAATAGTATGTACGCCATTGATACCTCAGAAACAACCGGAGCTAGGATAGGGAGAACCCCACCTAGTCCGGCAGTAATAGCCATGATAGTAGTAGCGATGTTAAACCACATCGTCTTACTTTTGTACCAAGGCTTAGCGTTTGTCAACGCCATCTGTTCCTGTACGTCCGCCCGAAGCCGGATCGCCTCCGTTATCAGACGGTGCTTTAGGCAGTGTTGCGTTACGCGCATCACGAGCTGAGTGATCTTTCTCTTTAGTAACTAACTTGTATACTACGTAGAAAACGGATGCAAGAACTGCTCCGGTGACTACTGCTACTGTTGCTGGTTCCATTTTACTTCTCCTTAATGTGAGGGTTTACCTCGGTTATGGGCTGAGCCACTCGTAACTTAATACGATGGTCATTGTATCTAGGGTGGTTGAACCCCCGTCATCTGATATAGCTAGGGTGTAGCTTTGTGTCACGACTCCAGTAGGTCCAGTATCTGATTCAGTGAAGTTCCAAGATCTACTTGTAGTTAGGTCATGCCATGTACTGAGGGTGCTACCACCAGAGTACCAAGATGAGCTTGACACTGGCGTTAACTTGATGTGATAGCCAGATCCTACACCTGTTACTGGTGTTATTGACCAGTAGTCATCTATCTGTGTTGTGGTGAATACATCTCTGTCATCTTCTCTAGCTCTAACACGACCGTCGTTATCAACGTAGATGATATCAGAGATATTAAAGCCACTCTCATCAACTCCATCTACCGTGACAGAAGCATTAGTAAATGCTTTATATGCTGCGGGTGCAGCTGAGCTAGCAATGCCTCCTATGTCAACTAACATTAGGCAAATGCCTGTGAGAAGTTACCCAACCACGTAGTACCACCATCCCAAGTCTTAAGAACTACTATGTCTATGGCACCTGATGCCGTAGAAACAGTGGGAGCTGTACCACCAGCCCATTTTACTGAGGCAGGGTACGTAATAGTACGAGCAGTAGAATCCTGTATGATCTTCCAGATAAGCTCACCGTAGGTGCCACTAGCTGGAGGATTAGAGAGCGTCACAGTCGTGATGTTCTCTGTCAGTGTGGTAGTGAATGAGTTACCTGTAGCTAGGTCAAGCACAATCACTGCTGATGAACTAGACACTGCGTTGTTCTCAATGCCGTAGTCGTCTATGACAGGGCGACTGATCTTGTTATCAGCCATTGCTATGTCAGAACCACTGAGTGCTATGCCACCAGAGTATGTCCACAGTCCTGAGACAGACTCAGCTGCTGACTTATCTACTAGGTTAGCTTCGGTAACACCACCGTAAGAGGTGGCTGTTACAGCACCTGTGATGCCGACAGTTCCAGTTACCGTGATGTCACCTGTACCTGTGATGTCGTTACTATTTAGATCCAAGTCACCACCTAGCTGTGGTGTCAGATCTTCTACTAGGTTATCCAAAGCACCACCACCCGCTAGGGTGACCCATGCCAAGCCTGTAGCTGTACTAGAGTCTGCTTCTAACTTCTGGTCGTCGCTGCCTACTGGTAGCTCTACATAAGCAGAACCGTTCCATACCAGTAAGTCACCTTTAGCTGCTGAAGTAATGGTTATATCAAGCAAGTCACCTAAGTTGACAGCTGTAGCTAGTACAGCTGCATCAAGCTGAGCCTTGGTTGATACGTCTTGTGCGTTAACGCCATCTGCGACGTTGCTAATTGTGTTTGAGTTCATGTCTAAAGTAGCACTCATAGTATTCGGTGAGGTGCCATCTCTAGACAACGTGTTCTCCAGTGCTGCCTCTAACAGTGCGTTGTTCGCATTGATAACGGTAGTACTGAGATACCCTGCTGCGATATCTGTAAGTGAAAGTTTAGCCATGTTATTCCTTTTCTAACTTGTTTACTGCTTCTAAAATCTTGTCTAGCTTCTCTTGTACTTCATCTACATCGTCAGCTAGAGCTTCTTGTTTAGTTTCAATACGTACCAGCTTCTTCTCTATGTCTTGGGCACGGTCCTTCTCTGCTACGATCTCGGATTTGTTTTCGTCTGCTAACGCTTTCACGTTAGACAGTGTGACCCAACCGCCACCGGCTACAAACACGATGAGCACTATCTGTAGTATATATTTGTGCCAAAAGCTTTCCGACTGTGCGATACGGTCGATCTTCTGTACTATGTTGTTGTCTGACATCCTATCCTCTCGTCCAGTATTCACTGGATTCCATCTGTTTGGCTAAACGTCGTGCTCTTACGCCTACCTGTTTAGCCCATTTAGAGTCGAGCATCTGAATAGCTGCCTCCTCCCAATCGCCATCACGTATTGCAGCAAGCATCATCCTGAAGCCCGCTACTCTGCTTGGTCCCATGTTATACACCATCTCAACAAGTACATCTTTACGCTCATCAGTAAGGAGAGAGTACTCAGGAAGCCTTTCAGCTGCTAGTCTAGCAGTCTTAAGGTCATCCTCCAACCATTTCTCACCCAGTTGCTTGTCGATCTCTAATTCTTGTAGGTTACGACCGTACCCTACTGTCCATATCCCTTCACTGTCTTGATATGCTTTGTCACGCCACCCTTCGTGGCGACGTATACTTTCCTTTAGGCTACTCATTCAAGTAGTCCTAGTTCTATGAGCTTACTCTCCCCGAACCAATCAACTGCTATAGTCCAAGTCTGTGACTTAGGATCGGTAGTGCTCAGCCGCTCGATAAGCTCGCTGTCTGTCAAGGCACGAAGCTCCTCTTCTAGTGCATCTCTACCCGCATCCGCAGAACGGCTACGTGTTGAAGTAGGGGCAACTGCTACAGCATTTTCAGTTTTAGGGATCTTCTTTAGCTCAGAAGCACTACGGTCTCTAAGCAGGTCAGCTAACCTAGCTCTCACTTCCCCCGGATTTCTATAGTACTTCTCGAAAGCCAAGCTTCGTAGTCCTTGTGGACCTAAAGACATTATACCGACAGCTTCTTCAGCTGTCATTACACCAGACTCTACCAAAGGCACAGTGAAACCCTTGATCTTGGCACGTGCTTTAGCTCCGTTAGCTATTGAGGCAGCCAGTAACCCATCTATGTCGAAATAGAATTCTTCTGCTATGCTTGCTAAACCACGTACTTCTCTACGTAACCCTTCATAAGCTTCCGTGGTTTGTGGTATCATATTATCTTCCATAAGCTTGTAGATGGTTTGTTGTTCATCTGGACTAAGCGGTGCTCCGTCTACTAGACGTTCATAGTCTATAGCACCGTCCTTAAAAGCCTTGAAGATAGAGCGTTCTACTACATTATCGTACCACTCATCTACTATCTTGTAGTATACATCTGGGTTGTCTCCGTGAGAGTACCCCTCGATCTCGTCAATAGCGTGTTGAATCTCGTGAGCTAAATTCTTCTTGACTTCGACTGGGTCTGAAAGGTACGTGGTTACCCGCTTGTTTTTCTTGTCAAATTCTCCACGTATACCACGCCCCTGTTTGTCTCCTATACGTACTGTACCAGCATCGTCTAAGTATACAGCAAAACCGAACTTATATTCCTTCAACTGCGGGTATGCTTTGAATAACTCTGGGTCGTCTATCATATCAGGGAAAAACCCAGATACCACCGTCTTTTTGCCGGGGGAAGCTTCTACTACGTCAGCCCACGACTGCAGCTTATCGTCGTCAAGTCCCCTCATGTTTATTGTCAGGTCTTTATCTGACTTAAACATACGCATAGTACCATCAGTGTCTCTGAATATACCTGTCTTATTAAAGATGGTGAGTTCATCACCACCCTTCTTTATAAGTTCTTCTGCTCTAGCAGCTAGCTTTTCGTAGCCCATGTTCTTAATACCAATGGCCCCCATGAAGCCAGCCTTAGTAGTCTTGATAGCACCTGTCGGTGTGGGAGCAAAGGAGTTGACAAAGAACGACGGGTGGTTTGGGTCTCCCCCAAAAGTATCTGCTAGCTTCTCACTAGTGAAGGGTATGTCAGGACTACGTGCAACCAGAAGGTGGGCAAGAGCATCGCCTCCCATCTGTACTAGGTCTGGTACGATACCAGCCGTAATA